CCAGCCGCCCGCTTGAAACTTCTTGCGAGCTTCTTCGACCACTGCGCCTTTTAATAATAAATCGTACTGGCTTTCATAAGATTGAGCCATTGCCGGATCATCAGCCTGACGACCAAAATTGCGTTGATAAGCCGAAAGATAAATCATTGATGCCATAAGTAGCATATCTGGTAGATTTTGACTTATAAACGTGTAAATCGTGTCCGCTTGTCCAGTCACTGCATAATTGTAAAGCGTTGGCTGACGGGTAGTGCCTGTTACGTTAAACGTATAAGTGCCAGTTGCCCCCGTCCAAGGGCCAACTTGAACATATTGACTTGTTTGACCGCCAGTCGCTTGGTCGCCACCGAAAACTGCAAAATATTGCGGCGTTCCCGCCCCAGAATTAGTTGCGTAAACATTTTGCAAAAAACTTTTTGTAACAGGCGTAAGGGATGTAACTCCGCCATTGGGATCCGTAACCGTAATTGTTTGAAGGGTAACAAAACTCTGAGTTGGGATGGTCAATTGGTTGGTTGACGTGGCTGAAACGACAAAATTTTGTTGATTTTGTGTTGCCAAAAAATCCAAGTCTCGCTGAATACGCAATTCAGCATAATTCAACATTTGCGGAATAATGTTGTTAAAATTAACATCGGAAGATGTAACAAGGCTGTTTGGCGACGTTCCCGTCGTGACAAGCGTCTGCTGCAAAATAGCCATCGTGGCAATCTGGGTAACATATAGATTGTACGAAAGGGCTGTTGTTGCAGTAGTCATTTTTGTCACCCAACCATATTAAATGCGGTTTTCTCGACCTCTAAGACGCGCCTAGACCAGCCTTTTCCGAACGTAGCATAAGTTGAAAGAGATTGTAAGAAGGCTAGTCTGGTTTCGCAGACTGCCGTAGCAACATCGCGAGGGTTTGCCGTTTCACAAGCAGCAAGCGTGGCGGGGCCGATTTGTCCGTCGACGGGAGTAACACCGAGTACCGACTGAAGGGCTTTTGCGGCGCGGGACGGCCCCGAATTGATGGCAAAATCAAAGACGGCATAGTCCACGCCTTCCGGCAGATCGTCGCCCTTAATCGTATCCCAATACTTGGCTTTGTACAGGGGCATGACGTCATCGGGCTTTAACGCCTTAATGTCGTCCTTGGTCACAGGATGGCCAACCCAAGCCTCCCAAGTTGCCTTGGTGCAGCCAAGGTTGGTCGCCCCGCCGGGGTCGGCAGTATTATCAACGTAACCGCCTTCATTGCGAAGGACGAGGGCGAAGCATTGGGGGAAATTAGACGCGGCCATTTTATTTCCCCAAAGAAGCGGTTAGCGCATCTGTTTTGGCTTTTGAGCCTGCGCTGCTGCCAAAATAGAAAGCCATCACACCAGTCCAAGCCGATCCAAGCGTACCAATAAGCATGAGAAGAGCTTCGCCGCCCGTCGCTGGAAGTCCAAAGGTGAGAATATACGCAATGATCCCGAAGAACCCCAAAGTAACACCAACCGCCAAAACGCGGGGGATCCAATCATGGGTTGCGATTGCCATGTTACGAGCGGAATCACGATCTCCAGCCGCAATCCGCTCCAGATCAATGTCCAGAGACTTCATTTGGGTTTTAAAATCGGCATCGATCTTTTTAAGCGCCGCTAACTGATCGCCGTTAGGGTTGGCAAGGGCGGACATAATATCGTCTTCCGTGCCGTTTTCATGGCCGAATAAAGCGCCAGAGATGGCTTTGACCGCCATGCCTGCCACTGGGCCGCCAAGAGCGGTTGCGATCGTAGGGGCAACTGAACCAATCAATGGTCCAAAAGTTTTTAAAATGTCCATTTATTTTCCCTCTGTTACTTTTTCCAAAATACGAACTCTTACAGCTAAATCATTCATTTCTTTAGTCAATTCGTCCCGCAATTTATATCTTGCTTCTGCCGAAATAGGACTATCTGTAGGAACGCCTTGGGTTGTAATCAACATAGGCATTTTGCTTTCAAGGTCTTGAACCTTGGTGTTTAAAGTTGTGATTTGGGACAATAACCAGCCAATAGCCGCTACCAAGATAGGGAACGCCATATTGATAATTTTGCCAAAATCAAAGTGATTTTCGTCCATTATTTCACCGTTATCATGAGGATTACGCCAATCACACCAATACCCAAGACTAGAAAGCCAACAATGCTTGCAATCATAATAGCATCCTTGCGATTCTCTTCTTGTTCCTTCAACGCGGCCGCAGCCTGACGAGCTGCTTCCTTACGCATTTCAATTACTTGCCGTTGAATGCCTTCCCATGCTGCTTTCCCATATTGGGAAACAAACAAGTTTTTTACCTGAAGCTGCATATCAAGGGCCTTGGCCTTAACGGCGTATATCTTGACCGCCTCGGCCTCAAACTCGGCTTGCGATTGAAACAGTTTTTTCTTGCGTGGCGTTGACGCAATCGTAACAATCTGGCCTATTTTACCGAAGAGATTGCTTACTTTTTCGGCAGTCGCCATCATATCCTGACCAGCATCGACGGCGGACTTGATAGAGTTGTATATTGCAGTCGCGCCAGCGATCAGGGTAAATGGATCCATGATTTTAAGTCCATGTTATCGTAATTTTACCATTGGCTCCCGCGCCAGCTTGACCACCCGCCGTTCCACCAGCTCCAACGGTAAAGGATAAAACCGTACCCGGCGATGGCCCTGTCGATGGCGTCAAGGTTACGGCAGCGTAACCGCCACCGCCCGCTGCGCCGCCTGTTGACCAAGAAGCGCCTGAATTGTTTGGGTCTTCATCAAAATAAGCTGGGCCACCGCCACCGCCTGGTATTGTTCCTGCGTTACCTGTTGCAATCGTGCCAGACAACCCATTCGTTGTTCCGCCAGCGCCGCCATTGTACCCGTTGCCAGAAGTGCCAGGCCGATCACGCCCACCGTAAGCCCCATAAGGCGTACCCGCCGTACCCGTGCCATTTGTCGTACCACCTGAGCCAACGCCACCTGCGCCGGATGAGCCGGATGAACGATCACCGGGTGCAATGTTACCTTTCACGCCACCCGCCGCAGAAAGTGCGTAACCTGAAACGGTGACAGATGACGTGCCGCCATTGGTGCTTGTGTCCGACCCGCCAAACCCAACCGCTGGACCACCGCCACCGCCACCGCCGCCCCATACTTGGAAAGTTATACTATTGGCATAAACAGGAACTGTAAATGTTGTTGTTCCCGATGTGCTAGACGTAAACGTGCCTGTGGTTGCGGCTTGAAGACCGCCGAAACCATAAGCCGATGCTGCACCGAATGTGATTAAAGTAGGCATTATGCAAACTTCGCTAGTGAACCAAGAACGGTGTAGGAGGCAGATGCCGTTTTTATAATGGTAAAAGTGTAAATATTAACTGCATTGGTATATCCCGATGACGGAATTGAACCATTAATCCATTTAACCGAAACTGATGACCCGTCAATTTGAAATCCGGTTTGATAAAAACCTGTTCCGGTAGCCGTAATTGTGGTCGATGCGACGGAAGATGTGATCGTGGTCGATGACACAGTCTGACTGGCAGAAACGGTATAGGTTCCCGTTCCGCCTGTACCTGTCCCAAGCGCTGTTATGGTTGTTCCTGCTGTAACACCTGTTCCGGTAATGGTTTGACCAACAGCCAATGTTCCACTCGTCACAGCCGTGACAGTCAACGTCGTTGTGCTGATCGATCCAGTAACAACTGCGGTACTGGTGGAAAGGTTATAAGTTCCAGTCCCGCCCGTTCCGGTTCCTAAAGACGAAATTGTAGTACCCGAAATAACACCCGTTCCGCTAAGTGTTTGGCCCACGGCTAAGCCGCTACCTGCCGTTACTGTCAAAACGCTTCCTGCGATTGATCCCGTAACGCTTGCGCTCGTTCCCGATGAACCTTCTGTCACCATGAAAACCAACGTCGCAGCTTGTCCGATATTGATTGAATTTGTAAATGAAGTCGACGCATTGCCTCTCACGTTAAGCGTCCAGTTCGCTGTCGCATTGGACGTGTAATAGAGGATGGATTGCGACAAATAATCGTAGTTGATCGTCCCTGTTGCGGCGGTTGAAGAAATTACAGAAATTTCAGTAGCATTTGGAAGCCCGATGGAAGGCGATGTTCCTGCTGCGCTATAAAGTTCAGATTTAGCACCAAAAACAATCGTTGCTGTACCACCAGCTCCTGCAGTGATCGTAGAGCCGCCTGGCGTCAAAGAAGCCTGAATTGTCCCAGCACTTGGGCTGACAACGAAATATGTTGTTCCAGTCGCAAAACCCGATGGTGGGGAGCCAGTTAAATAAAATGGCGTGTTTACAACCGGAAGGGGCGTTGCATTTGCTAACGTAATAACGGTAGAGCCATTTGAAAAAGTAACCGTTTGAGATGCTGGAGAACCAAGGGTTGTATTGCCAGATGTAGAATTTAAAACGGCATTCCCTGTAACGGTTAAACTTGAAAAACTAGCAGAATTTCCACCGCTTAAAATATTGCTATCAGCCAAATAAACATTTGTGCCATCGGTATAAATATAAGCCGTTTGATTTGCAGATATGGTGATCCCCGTACCAGATCCACCATTCCCTAAAATACTTACCGTATACGAGCCTTGGTTGGCTGATGTAATGGCATTTTGAACAATAAATGCACCACCAAATGTGCCACCTGCGCTGATCGAGTTAGGCAAGTTAATTTGGACATTGCTTGACAAAGCCACGCCAGGCGAGCCAGACGTTCCGCTTTGAATAACGATTTGCTGGGCATCGTACCAAGCAAGGGAATTGCCATTAACCGTTACAGTTGCTGTAGAGTTGTTTAAACTTGTTGTGCCGCCCGTGCCGACATATACGGGAAATGAAGCACCGAAAGCCTGATCAATATTTAAAAAATTTGTATTAAGCGGCGCATCCCAATTCAATGAACCGGATAATGGCTCTGACAGATTTTTGTTTGCTGTATTGGTCATGATTATTTATCCGCCTTATTGTCAAGTTTGTCGTAAATCCGCTGGAACATATCCTCAATATGCTTCATTCTTTGGTCCAAATCCAACTTCAGGACATATTCCTTGGGCATATTGGCTTCCAGTTTATTAAGGTCACGTTGCAGTTCTTTGACCGCGCCCCACAATTCACGCAGAAACCATCCCGCCACCGTCAGTATTGCGCCGCCAACTATGTCTATGAGGGTTTGATAATCAGACATTTTGTCCTGCCAATGCTTGTATTTGTGCGGTTAATGCAGCCAGTTGCGCTTGAAGTTCAGCAAGCGTTGGCGCTGGCGTAGGTTCTGGATTTGAAGATGGTGGGTTCATATCCGTGAATGTGCCATCTTCATTATGCCTCCAGCCAATGCTAACACCTTCAGGCAACGCAATAAGCAACGTACCTTCTGGGTGCAGATCGACAGAAGGATCAGCCACAATGATGTTTGTTACCATGTTGGTTGAAAGATCAATGACCGCGCAGTTTTGTGGATTGCCGTTAACCGGAGCCATTTGCATAGGCATATTAAGCATTATGTGTACTCCCAAATACGAATAAGGCCAGTGCCACCAGACCCACCAGTTATTGCATTACTACTTGCGCCGCCGCCGCCGCCACCATTATTGCCAGAAGTTGCTGCTGTACTACTTACTGAGCTTCTTCCGCCGGACCCTAAAACTGAAGTTCCTCCAGCAGAAGCACTGGCCGCTCCATTTCCGGGATTACCATTTGTATTTAAATCACCATTTGTTGCTGTTCCTCCAAGCCCACCAAGCGCGCCATTGCTTTGTCCACCCGATCCACCACCTGCCGTTACCGTTGTTGCACCAACAGTAAAAGTCGTATTACCACCTGCGGTTGCGGCAGCGCCGCCTAAACCGATTGCATAATAATATGCGGTTGATGGAGAAACAGAAAAATATTTTGCAGCATAAGCACCTGCCCCACCACCAGCGCCACTGCCACTGCCGCTGGTTCCATTGCCACCACCACCGCCGCCGCCTACGCATTCAACATAGATGCTGTTTGTTGTGGCTTGGGTTGTAAATGATGTGCCGGATGTAAGAATGGATATCTTAACCAACATACCCGACGCAGATGCAGTGGAGCGGAAGAATTTACCCGTGCTGTCTACATATACGTTGGCGGCTGTTGCTGATGTGCCTGTATATACTTGTGGGACAACAAGGTTACCGCTACCAGATGGGGATGATGTCGTCCCCACCAGCAGATTGCCGGAGGAGTCGATACGGGCGCGTTCTGTGGTAGAGCCTCCAGTAAAAAATGTTAAATTGTTTATCGCTCCCACAGAAATGTCTGTCGTGCTACCGCTGCTAACGCCCCATGCAAGTGGCGTAATTAAAGCGCCGATAAATGTATTTGCAGAATTTCTAAGATAAATACCATTGTCAGAACTGGCCCTGATGGCCCCGTTCACATCCAATTTAAACCCCGGCGAAGGCGTCCCAATGCCTACGTTGCCGTTGGCGAGGATACGCATCGCAGACGCAAGCGTATTGGCCGTAGTACCTGTTGATCCAACTGGTGCAACTTGAAAGTCAATATAACCAGAACCGCCCGTGCCTGTGCCGTTACCTGCATATAGCGATAAGTTTCCGCCAGTGATGTTGGTTCCCGTAGCATTTGGTGCGCGGACAGGATTACCAACAGGGGTTGCGGATGCTTCACCAGACCCAGCAATAATATTGCCGGAAGTGTCTATACGCATACGTTCTACACCACCTGAACCAACACCACCTTGAGTGAAAATTGTTGGAATATTTGAAACACCATACGTGCTTCCAAAATATACTGCCCCATTGTCGGATGTTACATAACCACGAGTTGCATTCGCGCCACTATGAAACGAAACAATGTCAGGGTTTGCCCCATAAACAACAAGTTTATATGCAACCCCATAGGTGCCAATGTTCACGTTGCCGGAGGAGTCGATACGCATACGTTCTGTGTTGTTAGTGCCAAACAATAAAATTGAATTGGCTCGGTTCCAACAATAGGCTTGGTTTGTACCGTCCTGACCTACTATCATTGATGTAGTGCCAAGAGTATTGTTGTTGGCTGCTAATTCTATTGTTGCGTTGACCCCAGTCCCACGAGCAATGCCTAATGCAGATGTTGGCGAAGTCGTCCCAATACCTACGTTGCCGCTGGAGTCGATACGCATCCATTCGGATGTATAACCGCCTACAACAAATGGTTTTAAAGCGGCACCATCGTTCCACAAACCCCAAGTTTGTCCGCCGCTGGCAACAAACAATTTTGCACGGGTTAAGTTTGTATCTGTAGTATTAACAGTTATATTTTGTTCGCCGCTGCCAGCAAGTGTAAGGTGAGCAGTTCCATTATAAGTGTTGCTGGTCCAAGCAAATGCCGAAGTCGCCCCAATCCCCAAATTTCCTGACGCATCAAGCGTCATTGCTTGGGTAAATGTGATTGCATTGCCTACCAAACCAGAAGGGGCGTTATACCAAATATGAGCGCCACCAGCCCGGTCTACATAGTATCTATTTGCATACCCAGTGCCTTGGTATTTCCAACCACCGTTGTAATACGCATTTGTTGCTATGTTCATCTGTTGTTGACCAGTGAACAAACCATATGCGTTTTCTATTGTTGGCAAATTCGCAGGACTTGGCGTGACACCAATCCCTAAATTGCCTGACGTATCCAACTGCATCTTTTGTGCGCCGCTGGTATAAAACGATAGCGGCAAATACGTACCCGTGCCGTTAATGCCGGACACCAACTGAACGTCCGTGGAGCCGTTCGTTGCAATCAAAATCTTGGATGCGTTGGTAGGATCAGCGGCATTGGTCGCTTGCCAAGAAGCAGCCGTGGATGTGCCGTTAGGCAGAGCATAAATGCCCGTTGTGCCGTTGGTTGTGCTTGTTTGGAAAGCCAAACGGTTCGTGATCGTGGCATTGGTAAAGTCACCAAGGATACGCGCACCAGTGCCAGTGAATGTTTCGTTGCCGCTGTTGCTGACGCTACCCGTCGTCAAAGCCGTAACCGTAGGCGATGTAGACCACGCAGGAGCAACACCCACACCACCCGACACAAGAACGGAACCCGTAGCAACGTCAGCCAATTTGGATAGCGTTGTAGAGGCAGAGGCGTACAGAAGATCGCCAACCGTGTAGGACGTAATGTTCGTGCCGCCAGAGGCTACAGGAACCACGCCGCCAAGCGTTGCAAGCGTAACCGTTGTCCACGATGGGGCGGCAGACGCGCCACCAGATGTTAAAAACTGACCAGACGTTCCGTATGTAGCGCCACCGATGCCCAACTGACCCGCAGGGCCAAAGCGGAAGGCTTCAGTCGCAGAGTTGCCGCCTGTAGCAGTCGTGAAGATAGACGCATATGTACCCTGCGCCGTATCCGTGAAGTTTTCAGCCGCAGTAACAGCAAAATACCCTGTAGATGCTGTAGCAAATCCAGTCGCGCCATAACCACGGGCAGTAAACTGCGCTAAGAAGTCGCCTGATTGCGATGCCGTTGGAGAAGCCGCCGTACCACGGGCTGATCGTGCCGTATATGCACCGTAAGCCCCCGTACCATAAGCATCTTGCGTAATACGGGTGTTTGCGGCGTTTGCGCCAACAATATACAAGTCAGTACCAGCCGGAAGTGAACCTGTTGGCGTGGTCGTTTGCGTATTGGAAACAACAGTCAACTGCGTCTGTGGTGTAGCGGTATTAATACCCAAGCGGTTATTGGTGTTATCCCAGAAGAACTTGGCGTTGTTTTGGCTGTAGACGCCGGATGCACCCGCAAACACGACCGATCCGGTGGTAAACGCCGTTGCAGTACCTGTACCGCCATTTGTAACACCCAGTGTGCCAGTGACACCCGCGCCGCCAAGGGCCAACTGACCAAACGCAGGGGCCGTTGAAGCGCCCGTGGATAGCAACGGATAACCTGAAGTGGATGGCGATATCTGGCCCACGGATGACGTGCTTGCGGCATAAAGCAAACCATACGCTGTCAGCGTAGTCAGGCCAGTGCCACCGTTTGCAACGCCAACCGTGCCAAGGCCAATGGTATTACCCGTTTTGGTGATTGGAGCGGTAACAGTGATGTTACCAGACGAAGATGTCTGCACCCAAACAAGGGCAGTGGAACCAACCGTAATCGTGCCAGTGGTATTCATAACCCATGAGGTTGAACCGTTTGACGTGCCGCCTGTAACGAATGCAGCAGCACCCGTTTCAATGAAATTAGGTCCAGTTCCAACTGTGTTAAAATCCGTAGAACGGGTAAGAACCCAGTTTGTAGAGCCAGAACCTTGGTTAGTGACAACGTAAATACCGTTTTGCAGACCGCTTGACTGGTTCTTAACCATAACGCGGGTGGCGTTTGTAACGTCTGTGGCGGTGAAGGTATAACCGTCAATCGCCAACGCAGCCTGTGTGCCAGCGTTTGTAATCGTAGCCCCAACGCCGCCAGTACCATTGCTGTACGTTACCGTTCCAAGGTCTGCTAATGTCGCATAGCTGACGGAGGCATGGAATGTCGTGTTGCTGACTGAAGCAACCTGACCGTCGACATACTGCTTGGTGGACAACTGCAATGCAGCGGTTGGGTCTTGCGTAACCGTAACTGTTGTCAAACCTGACAACGTAGACGTTGATGCGCCCAGTGAAATTGCGGTTGAACCAATCGTAATGGATGAGTTGGTCAGCCCGGCGTTTGGAATTGTAGCCACAGCCGTTACTGCACTTGTGCCATTGCCAACAAGATATCCCGTCAGTGTAGTCGCACCTGTGCCGCCATTAGCAACAGGCAATGTGCCGTTTACATGGGTAGTAAGACCAATTTTACCCCAAGACGGAGCAACACCGACCCCTCCAGAAATAAGAGCATTGCCAGTAGCCACGTCATTAAGACGGGCCAAGGTGGTAGATGACGAAGCATAAAGAATATCACCCGTCGTATACGATCCATAGCCCGTGCCGCCCTGAGTTTCAGACAATGGCGTGGTTAAGCCGGAAAGTGACGTGATGTCGCTATTCGCGCCAGATTGAGCCGCAGAAAGATTAGTACGCGCACCGGATGCCGTTGTCGCTCCCGTGCCGCCATAAAATATAGCAACAGGCGTTCCTTGCCATGTGCCGGAAGAAATGGTGCTGAAATTTGTCGTGCCAGTAGCGGTAAGATTGGTAAACGTAGCCGCCGCAGGGGTCGTGCCACCAATCGTGGTTTGGTTAATTGTGCCACCCGTAATAGCAACGGCATTAGCATTCTGCGTTGCCATCGTTCCAAGGCCAGTTACCTGTCCTGACGGGATGGAAATTGTAATATTTGATGCTGATGTAATCTGGCCTTGAGCATTAACTGCAATTTGAGGAACGGTTGAAGCATTGCCATATGTCTGTGCATTTACACCAGTATTTGCAATTGCAATTGTGCCAGATGTTGTAATAGTTCCACCAGAAAGACCCGTGCCAGCCGTAATAGATGTAACACTACCAGAGCCATATCCTTGCGCTTTAACAAAAGCAGTCGTCGCAATCGATACGCTAGAATCACCCGTTGCAGGGGTTGGCGCTTGTGGATTACCTGTAAATGTAGGCGAATTAAGTGGCGCTGCACCCAATAACGTCATCGTTTGAGCAACAGTAAGATCCTGCGGTTGTGCCGCGCTTCCCGAATTGTTACCTTTAATAGTATTAGCACCCATAACCGCAAGGTAGGTGTTATCAATACTATTGGTATTTAAACCAATCGTTCCCGTAGTCGTAATTGTGCCGCCAGACAGAGGCGATTGCGCCGTGATCGACGTTACCGTACCGCCATTCGCATTAAGATTTGCGATTTGCTGCGCTGTAACGCTAACAGACGTGCCTGACTGAACCGCCATAAGCTGGGCGGAACCGCTGACCGATGTGGCTACTGGAAGATTTGTAACGGTAATGTTGCTCATGTCAGTGGCCCAGTTAATGGTATCTGAGTGTAGCCATAAGGCAGTCCGACCAGAGCGGTGACGATTAACGTCGATCCCTGAAACAGATTACCTGATGGTATAGCACTATTTGTTTGATAAGTGAATTGCGTCGCAGTTGTAACGGTGACGCTATACATCCCATCGGCGGCATTATTGGAAAGCCCCTCAACTGAAACCTGTGCGTTGGTGGCCAGCCCATGCGGCGTTGAACAATTAACCGTAATTGTGCTTGTCCCATTGCCTAGAACAGACGTTGGATTGACATTAACACGGTATTTTGTCGACAAAAATTGAGGTTGTACAGCGTTCTGATCCAAACCTGTAGGAGCTCCAATTGGTTGCGTTGTGGGCGTATTGCCATCCTCGGTGATTAAGCTAACCGTTGGATAGATTGGAATACCAGTCGTTGGGTCTGTTTGTGCGCCCTGCGATACGGCAAGTGTCGTAGTTTCAGCCGTATAATAATCCTGAACGCGCGAATTATCGATCGGCGTCGGGTCTTGTGGCAACACAATAGCGCGCAATTGGTTCTGCGGGGTATCAAGGCATGGGCTGCACACGAGGATGCGTTTATTGATAAGGCCAGCGCCTGCATAATCAAACTGCCATTGCAATTGACTATGATTATATAGAAAGCCGCAGCGATCGCATATAGCAAACGCCCTTGGGTTTCTGCTTGATACTGACGCGCGGCCATGGGGTCTCATCTAAAATACCCAAATATTTGCGGCGAGATATATTGTTGGGCAGTTTCCACGTTTTGTTCGGCCGCAACTGCATAGGCCTCGTCGGCCAAAGGTTTCAAAAGCATAGCTTTTTGTGGGTTCCAAATAATTGAAAGGCGATGAGCAAGCGCGTAAGCATATGCTTCAAGCCAAAGATACGGTATTTCAACGGTCTGACCTGCCGTAAAATTGGAATCTTGGATTTGAGTAACCCGATAATAACTAAGAGACTGCGAAGAAGTTCCGTCTGGCACGGGCCAAAGTGTAACTTGCGGCCCAGGGGATCCTAAAGAACGGCTAGAATCAATCAAACGATCAAACCAAAACACGGTTGGAAAACCCGTTTGCTGCTTATTAGGGTAAGAAGCGTATTCCGTGCGCGAAACGGGCAAAATAATGCGATCTATTGGCTGCGATG